GAGGCGGATCCTATAATGTCATCTTTCTTGACGAGTTCGCTTTCATCCCGAATCACATTGCTGATGACTTCTTTGCCTCTGTTTATCCTACTATTTCTTCTGGACAGAGCACGAAGGTAATCATCGTATCCACGCCACGCGGTATGAATCACTTCTACCGTATGTGGCACGATGCTGAGAGAAATAAGAACGAATATGTACCTACAGACGTTCATTGGTCAGAAGTACCTGGTAGAGACGCTGCTTGGAAAGAGCAGACGATTGCCAACACTTCGGAACAGCAATTTAAGGTTGAGTTTGAATGTGAGTTCTTAGGATCTGTCAACACACTTATTAATCCAGCAAAACTTAGAAATCTTGTATATGAAGATCCAATCAAGAGAAATGCTGGATTAGATGTTTATGAGCATCCAAAAGAAGAACATAATTACTTGATGACAGTTGACGTTGCTCGTGGGTTGGGCAATGACTATTCGGCATTTATTGTTTTTGATATTACCAACTTCCCTTATAAAGTTGTAGCAAAATATCGCAATAATGAAATTAAACCGATGCTATTCCCAAGTATCATTCATGAAGTAGCAAAGGGATATAATGATGCTTGGTTATTAGTTGAAGTTAATGACATTGGAGATCAGGTAGCAAATATTCTCCATTTTGATTTGGAATATGATAACGTTTTAATGTGTGCAATGAGAGGTCGTGCAGGTCAGATTGTAGGTTCTGGATTTAGTGGAAAGAAATCTCAACTTGGTGTGAGAATGACCGCTGCAGTTAAAAAACTTGGATGCTCCAACCTGAAGACTTTGTTAGAAGATGACAAACTATTGACTGTTGATTATGATATTATTTCAGAATTGACAACCTTTGCACAAAAGCACAATTCCTTTGAAGCAGAAGAAGGTTGTAATGACGACTTAGCAATGTGCCTTGTTATTTTCTCTTGGTTAGTTGCTCAAGATTACTTTAAAGAAATGACGGACAATGATGTCCGCAAAAGAATCTATGAGGAACAGAAAAATCAAATAGAACAGGATATGGCACCTTTTGGATTTATATCTGATGGTTTTGATGAAATGGAAGCATTTGTTGAAGAAGGAACTGGAGATAGATGGATGTTTGCAACAGAAGGAAATAAATTACAAACTACAGACGTTTGGAATGTGGATGAATATGGTGATAGGTCTTATATGTGGGATTATAGATAATGGACTTAGAAGAGCAGTTTGAAGTAGAGCATTTACTTTTTACTGAAAGAAAATGTAGAGTTTGTGGTATTAAAAAAAATTTAATAGATAGTTTTTATAAAATAAGAAAAAATAATACACTTCTTTCATCATACGCATATGAGTGTAAAGAATGTACCGTAAAGAGGGTTAAAGAGTATAGAAAGAAAGATACTTATTCAACAGAGTGGCAATATCCAGATTGGTAAGTGATCACACACCGTTTCCCCGATTAAAGGAAGTATTTTAATAAATATTTCTAGATAATTCTGGATAGCACGGAGAATAAAGATGCCGCTAAATTTAGCATCTCCTGGAATTGTAGTAAGGGAAGTTGATTTAACAATTGGAAGAGCTACTCCTTCATCGGATAAAATTGGTGCGATTGTCGCACCTTTCGCAAAAGGACCTGTAGATTCTCCAACTTTAGTAGAAAACGAAAACGATTTACTCAATCTTTTTGGTCAACCATATAATGTAGATAAGCACTATGAGCATTGGTTAACCGCATCATCGTATCTTGCTTATGGTGGTTCTTTAAGAGTAGTTAGAGCAGATGATGATGACATCAAAAACGCTTTTGTAGGAACTGCATCTAGTGTAAAGATCAAGAGTCTAGAGCATTATGAGACTTTAGGGTATGATGAAAATACGATTTCTGGTGTTGTAGTTGCTGCCAGAAACCCAGGTTCTTGGGGTAATGGTGTTAATGTTGCCATTATTGATGGTAAGGCAGATCAAATTCTTGGAGTTACGACCACTGGAGCTGTTATTGGTTACGGGGTAACTCAAGCAATTTCATCAGTTCTTCCAGGAGCAGGTACAACTTCTGTTCTTAATGGTTACCTGAAAGGAATCATTACAGAAATTGGCGTAGGAAAACTTGGTGTAAAAGTTTTAAGTCAAGTATCTGCTGCGGGTACAGAAACAACTGTAGATTATCAACCAGGTGGCGTATACACATTTGGTACAACAGGTAATGTGACCGTTGTAAATGCGAGTGGTGTTGGTGTTGCCACTGTATCAGTATCTTCACAGGTAGATTGGTTTGATCAACAAACAATCGGTCTTACAACCAGTTCAACGATTAACTGGAACAATATTGCATCTAGACCATCTACAACTGCCTATGCAGCTGCTAGAAACTCAAGATTTGATGAAGTTCACGTTGTTGTAATTGACTCTCTCGGAAAGGTCACAGGTAACGCTGGAACAATTCTTGAGAAGCATATCGGTCTTTCAAAAGCAACTGATGCAGAATTCTCGGTAGGATCGCCATCTTATTGGAGAAAGTATATTGCAACTAATTCAGAATACATTTTTGCAGGTGGAGCACCTGTTGGTGTTGTAACCACTGGTTTTAGTTCTGGATTTACTCAAGCATCTGATGTTGCTTGGGACCAAGGAGCATCTAATGTTATTTTTGCTGCTGCAGGCGCATCAACCAATACTTTAGGTGGTGGTAAAGATTATAGTGGTTCTGATGATATAACAGCATCTGGAGCACTTAGCGTAACTCTTGCCAAACTTTCATCTGGTTATGATTTATTTGAAAATACTGACAACTTTAAGGTTGATTTTTTACTGATGGGCTCTGCAGGATATGACAAAGAAACTGCACAAGCTCTTGCAAATAAGTTAATTTCTGTTGCAGAACTAAGAAAGGATGCAATTGCGTTCATTTCACCATACAGAGGTGCTGCTTTAACTGATACTTCATCGCAAACTGCAGTTACTATTAATTCGGCAGAAGATATTACTACTAACGTTCTATCGTTCTACGCACCTATCACATCTTCGTCTTATGCAATCTTTGATAGTGGTTACAAGTATATGTACGATAGATTTGCAAATACCTTTAGATACATTCCACTAAATGGTGATATTGCTGGTCTGTGTGCTCGCAATGACATTAACAATTTCCCTTGGTATTCACCTGCTGGAACTTCTAGAGGTGCAATTCTAAATGCAGTAAAACTAGCATACAATCCATCCAAGTCTCAAAGAGATCGTCTGTACAGCAGCAGAATCAACCCAGTCATCTTCTCACCTGGAGCAGGAATTATTCTGTTTGGTGATAAGACTGGTCTTGCAAAAGCGTCAGCATTTGATCGCATCAACGTTCGTAGACTCTTTGTTTATCTTGAAGATGCAATCTCTCAGGCTGCTAAAGATCAACTCTTTGAATTTAATGATGAGATTACAAGAACAAACTTTGTAAATACTATTGAACCATTCCTTCGTGACGTTCAGGCGAAAAGAGGAATCTCTGATTATGTCGTAATTTGTGACGAAACTAACAATACCGCTGCGGTGATTGATAATAATGAATTTGTGGCGGATGTTTACATTAAACCAGCAAGATCAATTAACTTCATTGGTCTTACTTTTGTCGCCACTAAAACTGGTGTTTCTTTTGAAGAAGTAATCGGCAATTTCTAATCTAACAGAGGTTAAAAACAATGGCAACCAGAACACAAATTAATAATATTCCTTTAAGGAAGATTACCGATTTCAAGAGCAAACTTACTGGTGGCGGTACTAGAAGTAACCTCTTTGAAGTTGAACTTGCATTCCCTTCCGCAGTTGGAGTGGATAATGTAGTTTTAGATAAGTCAAGATTTCTTGTAAAAGCAGCGGCAATTCCATCATCAAACGTAACTTCTCTCGAAGTTGCTTTTAGAGGAAGAACCTTAAAAGTTGCAGGAGATCGTTCATTCGAATCTTGGACAATTACCGTCATTAACGATACTGACTTTGCAATTCGTTCTGCCTTTGAGCAGTGGATGAACTATATCAACCGTCTATCTGATAACACTGGTACAACTGATCCAGCACTATATCAGGCAGATGCTTTTGTCCATCAACTCAATCGTGACGGATCCATCTTGAGATCGTATCATATGTACGATTTATTCCCAACCAGCATCAGCAGCATTCCTCTTGATTACGGAACAGATTCGATTCAAGAATTTACTGTTGAACTTCAAGTTCTCTGGTGGGAAGCTATTAAAGGATCTTCTGCTGCAGCAGGTGGTTCTGATATCAACTAAATAGTAAATAATACCAGTTACAGATTATAAAATGGCGAAACTTTTTGGTTTTTCGATTGAGGACAAAGAAGATAAATCTAAATCTATAGTATCCCCCGTTCCTCAAACAAATGAGGACGGGGTTGATTATTATATTCAATCTGGTTTTTATGGTCAATATGTAGATATTGAAGGAGTCTACAGAACTGAATTTGATTTGATGCGTCGTTATCGTGAGATGGCTTTGCATCCAGAATGTGACGCAGCGATTGAAGATGTTGTAAATGAAGCTTTAGTTAGTGATCTTTACGATTCCCCAGTAGAAATTGAATTATCAAATTTAAATGCAAGTGATAAGTTAAAACAAATAATTAGAGATGAATTCAAATCCATTAAGGAAATGATGGATTTTGATAGAAAGTGCCACGAAATTTTTAGAAATTGGTATGTTGATGGTAGACTATATTATTTAAAAGTTATTGATGTAAAGAAACCTGAGGAAGGAATTAAAGAAATCAGGTACATTGACCCAATGAAAATGAAGCACGTTCGTCAAGAAAAAAAGACGAATGGTAAAAATGGAGAGGCAATCGTTAGCACACTAACCACAAATGCCAATTTTACAAATTCAGAGTTAAGTTATTCTGATATTGAAGAGTATTTTATCTACTCACCAATGCCTAATTATCCTATGGGTTCTCTAAGTGGGGCTTCTAAAGGATCAATTAAAATTGCAAAAGATTCTATTACTTATTGCACATCGGGATTAATTGATAGAAATAAGGGAACTGTTCTTTCATATTTACATAAAGCAATTAAGGCACTTAACCAACTGAGAATGATTGAAGATTCTCTGGTTATTTACCGCCTGTCACGTGCTCCAGAACGTCGTATTTTCTATATTGACGTTGGTAATCTTCCTAAGGTAAAGGCAGAACAATATCTTAAGGAAGTTATGAGTCGTTATCGTAACAAACTTGTGTATGATGCAAATACTGGAGAGATACGTGACGATCGCAAATATATGTCAATGCTTGAAGATTTCTGGCTTCCTCGCCGTGAAGGTGGTAGAGGAACTGAAATCACAACTCTGCCAGGTGGTCAAAATCTTGGAGAACTTGCAGATATTGAATATTTTCAGAAAAAACTTTACAGAGCATTAGGAGTTCCAGAATCTAGAATTGCTGGCGGCGGTGATGGATTTAATCTTGGTCGTTCATCAGAAATTCTAAGAGATGAACTTAAGTTTTCTAAGTTTGTTGGGAGACTTAGAAAGCGTTTTTCTAATATGTTTAATGATATGCTCCGCACCCAACTTCTTTTGAAGAATATTGTTTCTCCAGAAGATTGGGAAAAAATGGAGGATCATATTCAATATGATTTCCTATATGACAATCACTTTGCAGAACTTAAAGAGGCAGAGATTCTTACTAATCGCCTTACTTTGATGACTCAAATGGAACCATATATTGGTAAGTATTACTCTACAGAATACGTTCGTAAAAAGATTCTTCGTCAGACAGATTCTGAAATCATTGAGATTGATGCCCAAATTGAAGACGAAATTGAAAAAGGTATTCTTCCAGATCCAAATGCACCAGTTGATGAAATGGGCAACCCAATTCCACCAGAAGGTGCAGTAGGAGAACAACCAGCACTTGGTGAAGTTCCAATGGAACCTGCCGCACCAGCAGCACCAGAAGTTCCAACAGAACCCAAAGGTGGGAAGATATAAATAATCTTATAAATATAAACTATTTTTTATGGAAGAACTCATCGATTTGATTGCAACTGATGGAGCACCTTCGGATGTCTCCGATAAAATTAAAGAATTATTATATACCAAAGCTGCTGAAAGAGTAGATGCTGCTCGTCCAGAAATAGCTTCATTAATTTTTGGCGATGAAGAACAACCAGGAGACACCGAATAATGGCAATAAAAATTGTTCAAAATGTAAATAGAATTTCCCCAACAGTATCTGTAGCAGCCACTAGCAATCCAATTGCACTTAAAAGTGGTTATCTTCGTGTTGCTTGTGCTTCAACTGCAGTATATGTAGAAACTGGCGGCGAACCTGTAGCTACTGTTAATTCTTTTCTAATTTCTCCTTTTGGAAATGAAGTTTTGAAAGAAAGAATTGCAAAGCAACAAATAGCGGGAATTACTACGGGCACATCAACAGTTGTTACTTTTGGTAGCAATGCAGGAAATCCATTTTTAGTTGGAGATTATGTAACAATTGAAAATGCTCAACCTGCAGGAATCAATACAGTTCATAGATTAGTAACTGCTACAACTGACGAATCAGTTACTATTAATGCAAATACATCTTCAATTGTTGGTGTAATCACTGCAACTGGATCTACTTTATCCAGAAGTGTAAAGGTTTCAGCTCTTGCTCTTGACAATACAACAAACGTTAGCATCACAGAAGTCGTTCAATTAGTTTCCGAATAAAATGAAACTCATCACAGAAGAAATTCAAAAAGTAGAATTTATTGTAGAAGGCAAAGGATCTGCCAAAAAAATGTACATTGAGGGTATTTTCCTTCAGGGTGATATTTGCAATCGCAATGGAAGAATGTATCCAATGCAAACTCTTGCCCGTGAAGTAAAAAGATACAATGAGGCATTCGTTTCTAAAGGTCGTGCTCTTGGAGAACTTGGTCACCCAGATGGTCCTACCGTCAATCTCGATCGTGTTTCTCATAAAATTGTTTCTCTAGAACAAAAGGGAAGCAATTTTATTGGTAAGGCACAACTTCTAGAAACTCCAATGGGTAAGATTGCAAAATCTCTCATTGATGAAGGTGTTTGCCTTGGTGTTTCTTCTCGTGGTGTTGGTTCACTCAAGATGACCAACGAAGGTCATAAAATTGTCGGTGAAGATTTTATGCTTGCAACTGCTGCTGATATCGTTGCCGATCCTTCTGCTCCTGACGCTTTTGTTCAGGGAATTATGGAAGGTAAAGAGTGGGTTTGGGAAGGAGGTATTCTTCGTGAAAAACTCGCTGAGTCAACAAAGCGTAGAATTAATACCTTAGTTGATGATAAAACCCTTCAGGAACATAAAGTACAATTGTTCCAAGAGTTTCTTTCAAATCTATAATTTATAAATAAATATA